TGGGGTTTTCTGCGTCATATGATGATCGGTACAAGATATTAGAGATGCACGTAGATTTAGATTTACCTGATTATGAGGATAAAGATAAAGATGGAAAAGAAACAGGAATTGCTTTGCCATATGTGGTTACTATTGAAAAAGCTACGGGCGAAATTCTTTCGATAAGAAGAAACTACCAACCTGATGATGACCTAAAGAAAAAACGTAATCACTTTGTACATCATGGCTATGTGCCAGGCCTTGGGTTTTATTGTTTTGGTTTAATTCATTTGGTAGGCGCATTTGCTAAATCTGGTACATCTCTTATAAGACAACTTGTGGATGCAGGAACCCTATCTAATCTCCCCGGTGGATTTAAGACTAAAGGACTTAGAGTAAAAGGTGATGATACACCAATAAGTCCTGCTGAGTTTAGAGATGTAGATGTAGCAAGTGGAAGTATAAAAGACAATATAATGACGTTGCCGTACAAAGAACCTAGTCAAGTCTTATATACATTACTGGGTACTATAGTTGATGAAGGTAGAAGATTTGCGAGTGCAGCAGATTTAAAAATATCTGATATGTCAGCGCAAAGTCCAGTAGGTACAACTTTAGCTATATTAGAAAGAGCTTTAAAAGTTATGTCTGCTGTGCAGGCTAGAGTGCATTACTCTATGCGCCAAGAGTTTAAATTACTAAAAGACATTATTAGGGACTACACACCAGATAAATATTCTTATAAACCTGAAAGTGGTACTCCCAATATTAAACAATCTGATTATGATTTGGTTGAGGTTTTACCTATATCTGATCCTAATGCTTCTACTATGGCGCAAAAGGTTGTACAGTATCAAGCGGTTATGCAGATGGCTCAAGGCGCACCACAGATATATAACATGCCACAGCTTCATAGGCAGATGTTAGATGTGTTGGGTATAAAAGATGCAGCTAAACTTGTACCTCTTGAAGAAGATGCAAAACCAAAAGATCCTTTGACAGAGAACATGGACGCTTTAAAAGTAAAACCTATGAAAGCATTTATGTATCAAGATCATGACGCACATATATTAGCGCACATGAACTTTTTAAATGATCCAGTCGTAGGACAACTCCTTGCTCAGAATCCAAAAGCTAAACTCATAGCAACAGCTTTACAGGCACATGTGGCCGAACATTTAGGATTTAAGTACAGACTAGATATAGAAAAGAGAGTTGGTGCTCCACTTCCAAAACCAGATGCAGAGCTGCCGGAAGATATGGAACTAGAAGTTTCTCGTTTAATAGCACAGGCTTCTACTCAATTGTCACAAAACAATATGGCACAACAAGCACAGCAAAAAGCGCAACAAAAAGCACAAGATCCAATTATTCAAATGCAACAACAAGAATTACAGATCAAAGCGCAAGACGCTCAACGAAAAGCACAGAAAGATCAAGCAGATTTAGCTGTTAAACAAGCACAGATTGCTGTTGAACAGGAAAGAATTGCTTCGCAAGAACGACAGGCTCAAATGAATACTTTAGCTAAAGCAGCTACAGATGACGCAAAGTTAGAGCAGAAACAATCTAGTGATGCTATAAAAGCATTAGTAGAGGAGCAAAAGATGGAGAATAAATCAGATGACGCTATTGCACAAACTTTATTACAAAGTGCTATGAGCCAATCTGAAGAACCAACTTCTCCACAGGAACAAACACCCCCAACACCACCAACACAGGAGCCTAAAGAATGACGACTGTTTTTAAGGTGTTGTTTGAAAAAATAGACGAAGAGATAGAAAGTGTTAGTGAAGCCATAGCTAATGGGTCAGCTAAGACTTATGACGAGTATCAAAAACTTTGCGGTGTTATAAAAGGTCTAAATGCTGCAAAGGCACACGTTGAAGACCTTAGACGAACTACGGAGGAAGACTACGATAATGACGACTAACATGCCTACTGAGCAATTAGAGTTATTTCCTGATTTGGAAAAACCAAATACTAATAAAGCTACACAATTACCAGAGCCTTCTGGGTATCATATTTTATGTACGGTGCCTAATATAGAAGATAAGTATGAAAGTGGTTTAATTAAAGCTGATACAACAAAACACTTTGAAGAAGTTTTAAGCACTGTGTTTTTTGTTTTAAAACTTGGCCCTGATTGTTATACAGACAAAACTAGATTTCCCAGCGGTCCTTGGTGTAAAGAGGGAGATTTTATTTTAGCTAGACCTAATTCAGGCACAAGGGTAAAAATACATGGTAAAGAGTTTCGCCTTATAAATGATGACAGTGTAGAGGCGGTTGTAGAAGATCCACGAGGGATTTCACGAGCATAGGAGAATAATATGGCTGAAGAGCAAAACATACCAAATGAAGAAGTAAAAGAAGAAGTAAAAGCTGAAGTGTCTGATGTTGAGATAGAAATAGCAGATGATACTCCTGAAGAAGATCAAAATAGAAAAAACTTACCAAAAGAATTAGTTAATAAGTTAGATTCAGAAGAACTTGATGAGTATGACGCTAAAGTAAAAGATAAAATATACCAACTTAAAAAAGTTTGGCATGATGAGAGACGTGAGAAAGAGCGTGTCCAACGTGAAAATCAAGAAGCTATTCAAGCTGCTAAAAAGCTACTTCAAGAAAATAACAAACTTAAAGAGCAATTCTTAAATACCGCAGGTAATGCGGCTGATCTTGAAATATCTGCAGCTAAAAAAGAATATAAAGAGGCTTTTGATGATGGGGACAGTGAGAAAGCGGCTGAAGCCCAACAAAAACTTACTGAAGCTACTTATAGAAAACAAAATGTAAAAAAATATAAAACCCCTTTACAAACTGAAGGAAATACTGTAAAACAAGAAAGTAATAGTAAACCTGCTGCTTTACCGCCTGACGCAAAGGCTATGGATTGGCAGAATAAAAATGATTGGTTCGGTCAAGACGAAGAAATGACTAGCCTAGCATTAGGTTTGCATGAAAAACTGGTAAAGCAAAATGGCGTAGGATACGCCACTACGGATGAGTACTATAAACGAATAGACGAAACCATGAGAAAACGGTTTCCAGAAAATTTTGAACTCGATGATAATACAGAATCTACGAAAGAAACTGTAAAAACAAAACCTTCGGCAGTTGTAGCTCCGGTAACGAGAACCACGTCTTCTAAGAAAGTACGATTGAGTACGTCTCAAATAAATTTAGCAAAGAAGTTGGGTTTGTCCCCGGAACAATACGCCAAAGAATTAATTAGATTGGAGAATCAAAATGGCTGAAAACAGATTAGCTCGTGAGTTAGAAAACAGAACTGCAAAAGAACGTCCAAAAAGTTGGGCGCCTCCTTCTACATTGCCAGAACCTGATAGACTGCCCGGTTATGATTATAGGTGGATTCGCACGTCTACTTTAAATGAGGCTGACCCTCGAAATGTTTCTATGAAACTAAGAGAAGGTTGGGAACCAGTTAAAGCAGAAGAGCAACCACATATGCAAATCGTAGCAGACGCAAATAGTAGGCATCCGGGTTGTGTAGAAATAGGTGGATTATTACTCTGCAAAACTCCAATAGAGCTTGTAGAACAACGAAACGAATATTATCAGAATCAGGCTAATAACCAAATGGATTCAGTTAATAACAATTTTATGAAAGAAAATGACCCAAGAGCGCCTTTGTTTAGAGATCATAAAACATCGGTATCTTTTGGTAAAGGTAAATAATTTTTTATTAGGAGATTTATAAATGGCAGCTACTGCTTCCCCTTTCGGGTTACGTCCAATCAATATGCTTGGCGGAACACCCAATCATGGTGGGGCCATGAGAGAGTTTCCAGTTAAGGCTAATAATACGGCTGGAATATTTTTTGGTGATGAGGTATTACTAACTACTGCTGGGCTACCTGTAGCCGCAACAGCTACACCTGTAGCGGTTGAATTTACAGGAACATCTACTAACGCCACTGCTGGTGTTATGGGTGTATGTGTTGGTGTTAGATATGTTGACGCTAATGGTGTTCAACAATTTGCACAACACTTACCAGCCAATGCTACTACCGCTGGCTTTACAGACATATTTGTTAGAGTCAACGATGATCCAAGACAGCTATATCAGATTCAAGGTAGCGCTGCACTAGGAACATTTAATAGTGGCACAGACGGTTCTGGCTTTGCTGGTGCTGTTGGTAAAAATGCAGCATTAGGTAACTATGAGGCTCAAAGCACCTCTACTGGACTTTCAGGTATAAACCTTGTTGTCGGTAGTAATGGTGGTTCACTCGCTGTAACAGAAACTTTAGCAATGAGAATTGTTGAGGTTGTTGCTGGTACAGAGAATGATAACTTCCCTGAGTTCATTGTTAAGTTTAACTTTAGTGTTCTCTCATCAGAGAATAATCTAGGTATTTAAGGAGAGTTTTAAATGGCAATTTCAAGATCGCAACTACTAAAAGAACTCCTTCCGGGCTTAAATGCCTTGTATGGACTCGAATACCAGAAATATGGTGAAGAGCATAAGGAGATTTATGAAACTGAAACTTCTGAGCGTTCATTTGAAGAAGAGACAAAGCTATCCGGTTTTGGGCAAGCCCCAGTAAAAACCGAAGGTGCTGCTGTTTCTTATGATAATGCACAAGAAGCGTTTACATCTCGCTATACCCATGAAACAATTGCTATGGGCTTTGCAATAACAGAAGAGGCATCTGAAGATAATCTTTACGATAGTCTTGGCGCTCGTTATACAAAGGCTTTGGCTCGTGCTATGGCGTATACAAAACAAGTTAAGGCTGCAACAATCCTTAACAAAGGCTTTACTGGTACAGGTAATCCTACTTATGGTGATGGACAGGTATTATTTTCTACCTCACACCCATTAGTAAGTGGTGGTACTAACAGCAATCGTCCTTCTACAGGCGCAGACTTAAATGAGACATCTTTAGAAGATGCTACTATTCAAATCGCTGCTTGGACAGATGAGCGTGGCTTGTTAATAGCTGCTAAACCTAAAAAGCTAATCATTCCACCAGCATTGATGTTTGTGGCTACTCGTATTCTCGATAGTGAGTTAAGAGTTGCTACTGCTGATAATGACCTTAACGCTATTAAGACCAATGGAACTATTCCAGAAGGTTATGCTGTTAATCATTATCTAACAGACACAAATGCGTGGTTCTTAACAACTGACGTACCTAACGGCTTAAAGCATTTTGTCCGTACACCGATGGCAACATCAATGGATGGAGATTTTGATACAGGCAATGTTAGATACAAGGCTCGTGAGCGTTATTCATTTGGCGTTTCTGATCCTTTAGGAATGTTTGGCTCTCCAGGAGCTTCTTAATGATAGGGGGCTTCGGCCCCCTGTTGTTTTCTAGGGTTAAAAATTATATCAACTGACCTAGCAGACTTATTAGAGATGATATAATGTACGTGCTAATACACAAGGAGAATTAAATGGGTACTACTACCTTTTCAGGTCCGATTAAAGCAGGGCCAATCAAAGACACCACAGGTACAACTGTAGGTACAGATATACAAAACACAGGTTCTGTATTAATGGCTCAATCAGCTAGAGTGGATGTTGTAGGAGCTACTGCAACAACAACTGTTGCTACTTTACCTCCGGGCGCACAAGTTACTAACGTATCTTTAAATGTTTTTGAAGCAGCAGGTGCTTCAGCTTCAGCTACTATGACTATTGGAACTTCTACTGGAGATGCTACTTTTTTGGCTAGTACCGATATTACTTCTATAACCAATGTTAGAAGTTCAGCTATGGGTACAGCTTCAATTAATGTAGGTACAGGTGGTGTTCAAGTGTTTGCTACATATTTTCCATCTTCACCATCTACTGTAGACCTTCTAGGTGACGCTATAGCAACTGTTGAATATATGCAACCTGTATCTGCTGGTGGTTTTTACACTATTTAAGGGGAGTTTATAATGAGCTTTGCTAGTGACGTAAAAGCCTATAGCTTGCCTGCAGGAACTGCTCAAGCTACTGCTATAACAGGTAGAACTAGATTGCAAGGTTTGTACTATGTTCATGGCAATAGCGCTGGAGCTACTTTAACTTTTAGCGATGGAACCAGTGCAGGCGCTACAACTAGGTATACAATAGCTTCGTCTGGAGTAAGTGCTGCAGAACACCTAAATATTCCTGATAATGGAATTTTGTTTACAAATGGTATTCACTTAGCTAATAGTAGTACCGCTGAAATTACAAGCGTTACGTTTTACTACGTTGGCGGTGGCACTTCTTAATGTAGATTATGCCTTCTAAATCTAAAGGAATGGGTATCAAGACTTCTGTAAAGTCTGGCAATTTTCGTAAGACTAAATCAGGGGCGGGAATGACCAAGAAAGGGGTAGCTGCTTATCGTAGAGCTAACCCCGGTTCCAAGTTAAAAACAGCCGTTACAGGTAAAGTTAAAAAAGGTTCTAAAGACGCTAAAAGACGTAAGTCTTTCTGCGCTCGTTCTGCTGGACAGATGAAACAGTTTCCTAAAGCAGCTAAAGACCCAAACAGCCGTTTACGCCAAGCTAGAAAGAGATGGAAGTGCTAATGGAAAAAGATATTAAAAGCGAGGTAGCTGTGCAAGCCAACGAGATTAACCATATTCAAAAAGATATGGATGAGATGAAAGCAGATATTGAACAGATTAAAAAGTCTTTAGCTAATATAGACAAGATGTTGTCAGAAGCTAAAGGCGGTTGGAGAACTTTAATGTGGGCAGCGGG